AAATACCCCCCTACCCCCCAAGGGGAAAGATGTGGAGTTAAAAGATTTTCTTCTTAAAAACATTCCAGAAGATATTAGCTTTCTTAAAAACAACTTTCTTGAGTTTTTTAAATACCGTCAGCAGAAACCAAAATCAAAGCGGTATCAGTCAGAAATAGGTATAAACGGCCTTTTTAGAGACATTTGCAATTGTATCGCCGTAGGTCATCCACCTGTTGAGTGTTTAAACATCGCAATGGAGCGCGGATGGCAAACCCCGTCTCCCGATTATTTCAAACCTGAGATGTTCACAAAATTAACAAATGGCACAGTCCAAGAAACAAAAGAACAAATATTAAAAAGGCACGGACTATCAGCATGATACTCGATAACGTACCGGCACACAGCATAGAGGCAGAGCAAAGCCTTATAGCGACTCTGATTATTGATAACTCACATTTTAGGTTTTGTGATTTTTTAAACCCAGAAGATTTTTATAAAGGGGGGCATCAAAAAATTTACAGGGCCATGATAAGTATGCATGTCATGAAAGAACCTGTTGACCTCGTGACATTGGCAGAATACCTGCACAAAGATGGCAATCTTGAGTTGATCGGCGGCCCGGCATATCTTGTGAACGTGGTTGACAATTCGCCGGCATTTAACACAGAAAGCTATGTAAAAATAATCAAAGAGTGTTCATTGACGCGCCAAGTCAACATGAAATGCCTTGAATTGATTTCGTCAAAACTTACCGGGAAGGAACTTGTCGAAAAAGCACAGGCAGACATCTTGAGCGTTGAGTCAAGCACCCGGGAAGACAATATCAAAGCCGTCAAGGATATCGTTATCCAGCATATCGAACGACTTGAAAAGGCAAACAATACACGGGAAGGTATGGGGTATAAAACAGGTTTCCCGAACATAGACAATTCTCTGCGGGTAAAAGACGGAAAGCTGATAATAATCGCCGGTAGACCGAAGATGGGGAAAACCAGCCTTGCTGTTACCATTGCAAAAAACATGGACCGGATGGGGGTCTGTATCGGTTTTCTATCAATCGAAATGCCTGAATCAGAAATTATGGATCGGTGGCTATCCATGGAAAGCAATATCGACTCTTCAAAACTCGGGAAATATAAGAAACTCAGCTCTCATGAAATACAAACTCTGAACGATGCCGGGTCAGTATTTTATAATAGCAACATCCTCCTGGACGAAACAGGAAGCCTCGATATATCAGACGTTGAGCGTAAGTGCCGTATTTTGAAAAAGATGGGCGCACAGGTGATTTTCATCGACCAGCTTTCACAAATCGGGAATAGGCAGATAAAAGCCGGGGAGGCAACGTCGCTTTATTCTGAGAATTGCACCAGGATTGCAAGGCTGAAAAAGGAACTCAAACTCCCCGTATTTTTACTCCACCAGCTAAACAGAGATATGAAGACCAGGCAGAACAAAGAGCCGATAGTATCAGACCTCAAGCAATCTGGGAAAATTGAGGAAGATGCTGACGCGGTTATTTTTATTCATCGTCCAGAAGAGTACGAATCGGACCAGTCCGCAAAAGCAATACTTCATGGAAAGGCGGTGCTGATCCTGGCATTAAACCGCTCAGGTCCGACATATCGGGACGACAGAATAAGGTTTTCACACGAGACGACATCGTTTCACCAGGAATCATTTTGATAAGTGGTTCGTTGTTATGGATTGCGTTAGTTTTTTGGCGCATAGGCTTTGTTTTTGAGGCTTGGCCTATACGGATATATCAACCTGATATTAACCGCGCTTAAATCGAAAATTTTAAAGGAAAGGTATTACAATCATGAAAATTGGATTCAACATTTCCATTGATGTCTCTAAGCTCGACAAATCACGGTTTTACAAAGGCAAAAAAGGCACATACGCAAAGCTTACGTGCTTTATCAACACAGAAGAGACAAGCCAGTTTGGCGACCATGGAACAATCACGCAAGAGTTGTCGAAGGAAGACCGGGATAACGGAGTTAAGCTCCCGATCCTGGGCAACGCTAAAATTTTTTGGAAAGATGGGCAATCCGGACAGCAAAGTAAAGGCCGGCCACAGCCACAAAATAATCAGAACAACGGGTATGATGACGGGTCTGGCAGTATACCATTTTAGGTGTTGACAAACATGAGGTTAAAGTATAAATAAAATCATTGTTTGTTTTACTTATAGATAAACCCACAAAAAAAAGGGGAAGCATTATGAAATCAGGAAAAGGCGAGCATAAGAAGGAACTTGCAAGAAAGAACCGTGAAATTATCCGGGCCTGGCTTGAGAAAAACCCTGGTAAAACGGTGACCGATTGCAAGAAAGACACTGGGTTTTCATATATCACTGTGCGCAAGCACATTGATGCAATAAAGCAGGAATAGCCAACAGCGCCAACAGCCACTGGAAACGGTAAGAGCTGAATGACATGGGGCTGCCGTCCGCGCCGCCCCTTACCATCTTTTGAAATGGTGCCACCCGTCCGCTTGTATGGATACGCATCCGGTAGAGCCGTCCGGAGAAATATAGTACGCCAGGGGGTGCAAGGCGTACAACCATCAAATCAACAAATGAGACTTTGTGAAATGAAACAGAAAGTAATTGAAATAGTCCAGGCCGCCCTGGCCAATTCTGAGAACGAACTCTACGAATTGAAAAAAGAGATCATGAATTGCGATCTGAAGTCAGAATATTGCGATTCAGGACTTACATGCCAGGAGTTCCTTGAAATCTATGAGCTTGAATGTAAAGAGCGGCGTCAGTGCCTGGAATGGGTCATGAATGCAAACAACCAGTAATCAATATTTTGTGTGGTGTTGGATATGAAGAAAACGTACAGAACGAGAAGTTGGGGTACAAGCATAGAAATATTTGATGTAGTAAAAGAAACAGACGCAACAGTCTGGGTCAAAATAGGCGAAAAAAATAAGACAGAACAGTACAGAAAAATGTCAGATTCGTTTCGGTTTTTCGATACCATTGAAGAAGCAAAAAAGCATCTGACAGACAGGTACCTTGATAATATTGAGTATCACAAAAACCAAATTGATATTGCTAATGCGGCAATAGAAAGGGTGCTGGCAATTGAGTAGGCCATCGTGGGATAAATATTTCATGGCCATGGCTGAATTGGCTGCTTCGCGCTCAACGTGCATCCGGCGCAAGGTCGGAGCCGTATTGGTTAAAGATAGAAGAGTCATCAGCACAGGGTATAACAGTGCGCCTGCCGGACATCAGCATTGCACCGATATCGGTTGCTTGAGGGAACAGATTAATGTCCCATCAGGCGAAAAACATGAGCTTTGCCGTGGCGTTCATGCCGAACAGAATGCAATAATCCAGGCTGCTGTACACGGGTTATCAGTTGCCGGTGCCTCTCTATACTGCACCACCCAGCCCTGTTCCATCTGCGCCAAGATGATCATTAACGCAGGCATACTAATCGTTATTTACCGTGATGATTACAATGACAAGATGGCTGACGAATTGCTGAATGGAATGCTAAAGAAATTTGAAGGAGATATTGAATAATGAAATATAGTTGCAGTATGTGCGGTAAACAATACCATCCATGCGTTATTGATATAAAAGGCATTGTGCCAGAAGCTCCATATTCATGCCCTTACGCAAACGACAGGACAGAAGTAAAAGCAGATTGGAAGGAAATGAAAGAGCAAGACTTTGAAATGAACGGCATTTGCGCGGATTGCTCAAATTGCGCGGATAATTGCGATAATTGCAAAGATGCGTCAGGGTTTAGCATTGATGCAGCAAGGGCAGCGCATGGATTTCCTTCGATGTCTGAAAGTTTGAAATCTGATATTGACGCTGCAAATGCCAGGATTGAAAAAAACAAACGTGGCAAGATATTGATGCAAGCGCTTGATATAATCAACGGAGACCGGCAAGATATGTACGGAAAACCTGAAGACTCGTTTGCCCTTATTGCTGAATATTGGAATTCGTATTTGATCAGGCTTCAAAAAAATATCCTCAAGAATAAAGGCTTTAATCCTAAAGAATATAAACTTGTTCCGATTATTGATTGCAAGGGGGTTGCAGAGATGATGATGTTATTCAAAATTGCTCGCATGTCAGGCCAAAAGCCAAACCTTGACAATTACCTTGATCTGGTTGGATATGCCGGTATAGCTGCGGATATGGTTGAGGAGGAACGCAAATGACGCTCGATAAGCGGTCTTTTAGTCATGGTGGGATTGATTTTAAAAAGTATTTGCTCGATCAACATTTGTGGTCCCAGAATGTTTTTGGGCCAGGTCCAAGGGATGCCGGCCTGATAAATCATATCAAAAAAGAATTGGATGAGATCAATAAAGCACCCGGCGATATTGAAGAATGGGTCGATGTTGTAATCTTGGCTTTTGAAGGCGCGTTACGGCATGCAAATCCAGAAACGGTTATTGATGCGTTATTGATGAAACAAAAAAAGAACTTTTCTCGGAAGTGGCCTGATTGGAGAACATTAAAATCAAATGAACCGATTGAACATTTGAAGTGATAACAGATAAAAAAAGCCCTGGCTTTTACACCAGGGCTGCTTTATTTATTGTGCCCGGCGAACCGGGCTTGATTGTGTTAAACTACTAAACTATATCAACCAGGTCGTGTGCGTACCGTTCTGCCACTTGCTTTAATAAGTCAGCAGCAGCATTGTCTCTATTAACTCCTGTGCCTCTCCAGCCATTCCATTCCCCATCGGTGATAGTTGCTTCATAGTGAGATTTGTGATTACTGTTCCAAATACTGTTTTAAACTCTTTTGTTTTCTTAAATTCATCCATTTGTTTTTCTCCCTTTGTTATGGTTAAGTTCAGTATCACTCATGATTGGTTATACTTTATATTTATTTTTATGTCAACAATTATTTTAAAATTATTTTAAAAAGATATGTGTTTTTGTCTGTAGTGTTTATACCTACATCAATGTGGTATATAATCCGGCAAGTATATAGTCGGGTAGAAGCATAAAAAATATCTTTACATGTGGTGTATAAGTAGGTAACATACCGGGGAAGACAATACACAAGCGAGCTTTTACTATAAATACGCCGTGTTGATAGAACTCAGCATTATTTAAAAAAGGGTAGATATGTCGGTATTTTTAACACTCCCTGTGGTCGCACAGACAACACAAGCTGTAATAGAACACTCATCATTAACTTCTGATTCTATCCTCGCCGGTGTAGGTTTCGGTATAATTTCTTTTTTGATAGCAATAGTAGGGTTTTTCTCAAAACGGCAACTCGATACAATCTTAGCAACAATCACAAAATTCACAGAAAAACAATCGCTGTGCAGGGAAGAGCTGTCAGGCCGGTTTGCTGATAAAACGACCACTGCTATAGATTTAAAAGAGTTGTTTAGCAGGACAGACCGGCACGAATCGTGTTTGCAGCGGCATAGCGTTATTATCGGTGGTCGCAGGGTTGATGATATGGATAATTAAACATGACAATTATTGAAAAAAAGCTTACTGCAAAGCAAAAACTTTTTGTTGACGAGTATCTAATTGATCTCAATGCGTCAGCGGCTGCTCGTCGTGCCGGATATGCTAAAAAGCGAGCCGATCAAATAGGCTTTGAAAACCTGAAAAAACCTGAGATTTCAAGGGCTATACAGATTCGAATGGCTGATCGGGAGAAAAGAACAGAGATATCACAAGATCGAGTTTTGCAGGAATATGCTCGAATAGCTTTCCTTGATCCGCGCAAGTTGGTTGATGAAAATGGGAATCCACTACCGCTGCATAAACTATCTGACGATGTGGCTGCGGCTATCGCTGGTCTTGACGCGAAACGCATGTCAGGTGAAGACGGGGAGTCTTTTGAAGTATTGAAGTATAAATTTGTGGACAAGCGGGCCTCACTTTACGACGTGGCCAAACACCTTGGCATGTTTGAGAGGGATAATATCCAAAAAGGTGCCCGCGAAATCATTGTGACCGTTGAGACATACGAAGATGATGACTAAACCGCAAACAAACGTCCGCATCGATCCAAGGATTTATAATCCCAGGTATCTACCTTACCTGGACATGGAAACCAGGGCCCAGATATTTTATGGTGGATCATCATCCGGGAAATCATTTTTCCTGGCCCAACGAGCCGTCAAGGATTTGCTCCAGGGCGGACGGAATTACCTGATCACAAGGCAAGTATCAAACACTGTAAGATCATCCGTCTTTAACGAGATTTGCAAAGCAATAACATACCATAAAGCCAATGAATTGTTCGAAATACGCACAGGAGATATGGAAATCACCTGCGCAAATGGGTATCAGATGATTTTTAAGGGCCTGGATGACGAAGAGAAGATTAAATCAGTAACCCCTAAAAAAGGCGTTATAACTGACATATGGCAGGAAGAAGCGACAGAAAACACATATGAGGCAACCAAGCAGCTAGGAAAACGTCTCAGGGGGATGTCACAGGTTCCTAAGCGGCACATATTGTCATTTAACCCTATTTATAAAACGCATTGGATTTATGACCATTTTTTTAAACCAATAAACTGGTCAGAGAACCAGAAAGAATACCAGGATGACCACCTGTCAATACTTAAGACCACATACAAAGATAATCAATGGTTGATGCCGGATGATATTTATGCCCTGGAGAACGAGGGGGATGAATATTACCGACAGGTATACACATATGGAAATTGGGGGATACTGGGTGATGCTATCCTTACAAACTGGAAGACGGCTGATTTGTCTGACCACTCCCAATTCAACAATGTCAGGAACGGCCTTGATTTCGGGTATTCCTCAGACCCCAACGCATTCACCCGGAACCACTACGACCAGGCCAGGAAGCAGATTTACATTTTTTCTGCTTGGCACCAGGCTGGGATGACCAACCCCATGATCGCGGACAGAATCAAGCCCGAGATAGGGCAAGAAGCCCTGTTCTGCGATTCTGCTGAGCCCAAGTCCATCCAGGAATTGAAGGATCACGGTATTGATGCCAGGTCCGTTAAAAAAGGAAAGGACTCGCTGCTGTACTCAATCAAATGGTTGCAAAAGCACGAAATTATTGTTGATGAAAAGCTCCAGGGGCTGGTGAATGAGCTTACAACATGGCAATGGAAAAAGGACAAGAATGGCGTCAGCCTTCCTATCCCAGTGGATAAAGACAATCACTACATCGACTCCATACGGTACGCTTTAGAGATTGAGTATATCGGATTTTTCGGCGGAGGAGACTGGGCATGATCGAGATCATCCGGGATACTTTTGACGCAGAAACCCGCCATGCACGTCATGACTGGGCAGAGGTTACAGGACAGATGCGGGAGTTAAAACCGTCGCTGATTCATGACACGAGAACCGGACAGAGATATTCAGCCATTTCCGGCGCAATCGGATGGCCCACGGCATTGGCGCCTGGGTGTATGATAATTGCAGGTGTTGACAAAGGAAGTGTCAAAGTAATAGAATTCCGGGAACACCAGTCAGTGTATGACCTTGTTGAGGACGCTGTGATGACAAGGAAGGCATATAGGTTTGGAGAGTTTGGCGGAATACTGCCAGACTGGATAGCTGATCCTGAGCGATACACTGCTCTGGTGTCTGAAACGTCGGTGGCCCTGGAAAAGAAACTTGGACCAGGACATGGATTCTACATCAGGGAGCCGGCGGACTGGCACGAGCCGAATGTCTTCCCATTGTATATGTGGCAACTGAAACGGGCCAAAGAAAAAAAGACTATAGCAATAAGCCAATTCCCTGACCTTATTGCCAGGGTAGAAGCTATACAGCCAGACATCATCGACAATGGAAAAGTCTTCGATTACCCGGCAGCAGGAATTTTGGCTGGCCTGGTTCACACGATATTCACAGAAAGAACGTGGGAACAGGACATTGACCACGGCAAACCAATAAACATGGAGATATAATTATGGATAAGGCAGTTACGTTAGGCGGGGTCGCAACTTATGACATTAAAGATGAGGATACAATGGCATCCGATGGTGACCGGGCCTTAGCAACTCAGCAGAGTATCAAGGCGTATGCCGATTCCCTCCGGGCAGGAAGGGGAAATATGCAGGAACTTACGGTATCCGGAGCGGTCACGCCCGGCATCAATGCAATTGAGCTGAGTCATGCCACGGTTGTTGTTGCGGCAACTATCGCAGACTTGGCCAACCATCAGGGCCTGCTGGTGATTAAAAACACGAGTGCATCAGGTACTGCTGCACATACAGTGACGGCAACGGCAGGAACATTCGACGGAACAAATGACGTGGTAACGCTAAATGCACCCAAAGAGTGCATCATATTATGGATTGATTCGGCTGGAAACGGCACAATCGTCGAGAATGTTGGTGAAGTGGCCCTGTCATAATGGAACTTATACTGGCGTTCATATTGGCATGGGCTTGTTCACTGTCTGGCGTAGTTCTTGGTGGCTTCCTTGTTTTCAGGACAAAAAGAGAAGGCTATGACCATATGTTTTCTGTGAAGCAGCCAGAGGGGCAAGCATTTAATGTTAACGACGGTTTTGAGTTGATGAATGATATGCAGCCGTCTAAAACTGAATTCCAAACTGAATTTAGAGAAGCCCAGGACCGGTTTACGGAACAGTTCGCCCAATCGCTGGCTGACAAGGCAGGTGGTAAATGACACAGAACATTTTTTTATCCAGCAGAGGTGATAAATACCGTACCCGGATCCTGGCTGAGAAGAACCTACCAGATGGATACGAGATCGCCGGGGATGATGAAACCGGTTTTTACGGTGTGCCGAAGGAAACCGAAGAGACCAAAGACACTGACGATATCGAAACCGACACTGGAAAAGACATTATCTGTCCGTTGTGCGGTGCCTGCCATTTTGAGACTACCGAGGATTTTGACCCAGATAAGCACGTTCACCCGGGGATGCTCAGGCTCAAGGAGCCATATCTGAGTTACGGCTGGGAGCCGCCTCCGCCTGATCCGAGTGCCGGGTCCGGGTCGCTGGAATGTCGGGAATGCGGGGGGCTTTTAGCTCCGGAAGGACGTTTCAAGCTTGGTTAAACCCATTGAGGAATATAGCATCGAGAATCCGCCGCCAAAGGGACATAAGGAGCTTGGCTTGTGGATTTGGGGCCTGTTTGAGGATGCTTACGCAGAGAAAGAGCGTCTGGGCCTGATGGACAGGTGGGTTGCCAACTATCGCATGTTTAGAGGGGACCATTGGGGGTACAAGGGTATCAACAAGCCGAATCGGCTGTCCATCAATCTGTATTTTGCCAATATTCAGCGGACTGTGGCCAACATTACCGCAAAAAACCCGGTTGTTGAAGTGGTGGACATGGACGGTATTAATGATGGGGCTGATGAGGCATTAACCACCCGGGTGAGGAAATACTGGCATGAATCAGAGCAGCAGGCCAGTCTTGCTACCAGTTGTCAGAATAATGAGATCTACGGGATCACCGTGGAAAAACACGGTTGGTCAATCGCTGGCAAGAATCCGATTTCTATAGTCCTGGATGCCTATTCCTTTTTTCCGGCTCCTGGGTATACCAGGGATATACAGGAACTTCCTTATGTGGTCCACGCTTATGCCATGGATGTTTGTGCGATAGAAAAAATGTTCAAGCAAGAACCAGGAACAATTGACGCTGAGGACGTTAGAAACATACTTGGCCGAGAAGATCGGGAAGAAGTCCGGCCAAATCAGACAATGATGAATCGTGAATCCGGTATTGTTGAGCAGCAATATAAAAACACGTCAGAAGTAACAGGAAGGACCAGCCGGGGTAAAGGCGAAGGCCTGGTTGTTGAGTGTTGGTTTAGGGATGAAAGTATGCCGGATGGCGTCCGTGTAGTCATAATTACCAACCGGGGGCGGGTGGTTTTGGCAGATATGGAAAACCCAAATATTAACTTGGAGCTTGATCAGGAGGCTATCCAGGAAACTTATGCCTGGGGCCGCTATCCTTTTTCTTATGTCAACAGCTACGAGGATTCTACCAGCATCTGGGGGTTTTCTGCTGGCGAGCAGGTTGGGGATCTCAACAAGCGCATTGATGAGATGGTTAGCAGGATGGTGGCATGGGCGAATTTCGCCATGTTCCCCCCGCTTAGGGTGGATGCCGGGTGCGGTATTACCAAGAACATGATCAACAATAAGCCAGGGTTGGTTTTGATGCCAACTCGACCCAATGCCAGGATAGAGTTTGTTCCGGTACCTAACCCTCCAGCAGCCCTTTTCCAGGTCTTGGATATCCTTACAGGTTTCCATGATCGGATTTATCAGATTGAAGATGCTGATCGTGGGGTCCAGCCAACTGGTGTTACAGCCGCGTCGGCGATTGTCGCCCTGCAGGAACGTAACTCGGTTTTGATCCAGCACAAAATCCGGGCAATGGAAAGCATTGCCAGGGAGCGTGGCCGGTGGGCTATCTCAGGTCTTTTGAACTTTGCAACTGAGGTTGAAACCCTGGAAATTAGGGGAACCACTGTTGCTTTGCAGGGAGTTGCCCTGGCCGGGAGAAAATTCAATTACATGGTTGAGTCAGGGTCCACAGTGGCCCGGACATCCATTCAACAACAAGAGCAGGCAATTGCATTGTACCGAGACAAGGCTATTGACCGGCAGGCCCTGCTTGAGACTCTGAATTTCCCTGGCTGGAAGCAGATCATTGAACGGGTGGGTGAAGGTCAACTTGATCAGGCTATTCAGATTTTGGTTCAGGCTGGAATGACGGAAGAAGAAGCAGTTAGCCTTAAACAATATTTACTTGAGCCACAGAACGGGACCAGGGCGCAGACTGGTGGCCGCCAGCAGCAGCCAGACGTCGGTCGTCAGCAACCTGGAGTACCAAGGGCGAAACAAGGAGCAGCATGATGGAAAAGTACATTGGAACGAAAGTGATTAAGGCCCGGGCCATGAACCGGGGGGATTACAACGAACACAGGGGCTGGGATATCCCGAAAAATGAAAATCTTGATGATCCAGGGCATCTGGTCGGCTACCCGGATGCGCATGGCAACTTTGATGGTGAACTTGAAGGTGGATGCCATTATATCTCCTGGTCCCCTGCTGATGTTTTTGATGTCGCATACAAGCCCATGACCGGCATGCCTTTCGGCATGGCTATTGAGGCCATGAAGTTAGGGAATAAAGTTGCCAGGGACGGGTGGAACGGAAAGGGCATGTTTGTCGTTTATCAGAAGGGGTATCCTGACGGCATCCCATGCAATGCTCAAACCGCTAAAGCTTTTGGAATGCAGGAAGGTGACTTGTTCAAGTGCCGGCCATACATGCAGTTGCGATGCGCTGATGGTTCTCACCAGATGTGGCAGCCGTCTGTTTCTGACTGCCTGGAAGAAGACTGGACGGTCGTGTGATATGCCACTTTACCACTACAAATGCCCAAACTGCACAACAGAATACGACCAGTTCTTGAAACTGGCTGATTATAAAACACCGGTGCTATGCCCAACATGCGGGAGGATCGGGAAAAAGGTCATAACCGCACAGATTCAGCGGGATGAACCGACCTGGCTTAACGATGAGGTTAGAGGATGTTTACAGGACACCGAATCCGAAAAGCCAATCGAAACCAGGACTGAGTATAAGCGCTATCTGAAGGATAACGGGATTATTGAAAGATCGTAGCCCCGCCCGGAAGATGCAAAAATTTTTAATCGGGACAACCGGGAGACCGGCCCCAAAGGAGCGTAGAAAATGACTGAAGATAATGATGTAATGCCTGCCGGTGCGATGCCTCCGGAACCAGCGCCTGAAGTTGAGACCCAAGAGACAGAGAACGAACCCGAGCTGATACTCGGAAAATTCAAAAGCCATGACGAATTGGCGACTTCTTATCAAGAGCTGGAAAAGAGAATCGGGGAGCAGGGGAACGAGCTGGGCAGTATAAAGCAAATGAATTCACTGCTTTTGAATAAGCTGGAGCAGCGAGATGCCCGAGACAAGACCCCGGCCACAGAGGCAGAGAAAGACGATTTCGATTACAACGCAAGGATGTCGGAGTTGGTGAACGGTGTAGAAGCAGGAGATATCCCGTACGATCAGGCTCTTGCTAAAGCCGCAGACCTTGCGGCCGAGACCGCCACAAGGAACGCCTTATCAAAATACCAAGAAATGACTGCAAAACAGCAGAGAGAAGCTGCACAACAGCAGTTCCTTGATGAACATCCGGATTTCATAGAGTTAATGAATTCTGGAAAGCTCGATCCTGTAAAGAAGTCGCTGCCAGGCATTCATGATGATTTTTCAGCATATTTCGCTTACCAGGCACAGCAGGCCACCGCGGCCGCCGAAGAACAGAAACGAATAGACAAAATCGCCCAGGGTGCTGAGAGGACCGATAAAGTCCTGCAAAAACAAGGGGCCAAAGCAAAAGATATCGGGAGGCCCAACAAAAAGATGACGGCATCTGAGCTTAAGGCTCATACCTTACAGCGTTTGGATGCCATGGGTTGACCCAGCCAATTATAAGGAATTTAAATTATGTCTTTAACAGACCAATTGGCGATAATCACAGAAGATTATATCGCCAGCAATAAACCGGAGGATGTCATTTTTGATGACAACGTCCTTCTTTACATGCTTATGTCCGGGAGTAAGTTCCAGGATACGCTGATCCAGCCAGGGGAAACGGTTGACGGCGGTAAGAAAATTAAGACCTTCCTGGAGTACGCGAAATCCCATGTTGGAAGCTACGGGAACACCACAAAAATACCGCAGTCCAAGAAAGATATCCTGAACGCTGCTTTGTTCAGGTGGGCCGGGTATTACGCGGCAAATACCATTGACCTGGAAGAGCAAATCCAAAACAATGGTAAGGCAGCACTGGTTGACCTTGTACATGCCAAGCTTGGCAATATCCACAAGACCATCCGGGATCAAATGGGCACTGATGTGTACGCATCCGCCGCAGACTCTTCAGCTTTCCTTGGGCTTGGGAATCTGTTCAATACAAGCACGTCAACTGCCTACGGAGATGTCACAGAGGCAGACATGGCAGAATGGAAAGCCAATGTGATAACCGATGCCGAGGCTATCAGCTTTAAGGTTATGCAGACCATTCGCAGGACAGCCAAGGTAGGCCAGAGCAAAGACGCAAAGCCGGATATTTATATTACCACGGACGCGCTTAAAGATGGTTTTGAGAGGACATTACATACCCAGGCACGGTATTCCAATACCACCCTAGTTAATGCCGGTTTCGATAACGTGCTGTTCGGTAGTGTCCCGGTTGTTGCAGACGATAAGCAGTCATCCGGAATCCTTGATGCCTTGAACTTGAGGTTCCTCAAGGTTAAGACCCATACCAAATGGAAGTTCACAACTCCCATGTGGGAATATTCCAAGGACCAACCGGATACCCTTACGGCAAATACCAGGTGGATCGGCCAGCTCGTATGCACAAACAGAAAAGCCCATTGCCGCCATACCAATCTGACCGAGCCGTCATAGGCCGATGCCAGTGCATGTAATTAACCTAATTCCCCGGTTTCCGGACCGGGGATAACCAATAAAGGAAAGAAAATTATGGATCAGGATATTCATTTCCAGCATGTCACAGCCTTTGCCGCTGGAGCAGTAACAACATATTTCAGACTCCCGTATCGTTGCACTGTCAGGGAGATTAACGCCATTGTTCAGGCTGACCCTGGGGATGCAGAAACAATCACGGTAACGCATGAACCAACGGTTGGAGGTACCTCCACCGCAATCGGAACATTGACGTTTGGATCAACCATCGCTGCCGGGGCAATTGCGGTATGGGCTGCAAACGCTACTACTGGTGCAACAGTGCTTGAGGCCGGTACATTCTTGAAATTCGTTACATCTGCTGCGGCTGCGGCTGCCTGCGACATTGATATTGAGCTTGACCCTTACGCCAGATAACGCAACCAGAATACTCTCCCGGAATGTGGCCTGATACGGCTGCAAACCGGGAGCATCTGGGAAATATTTTTAAGGGATAGAGACATGACACTTCAAGAGCTGATAAACGAAGTGACCAACATTGTTCAGGACACTGCTTGGTCTGAGGCAACAATCAAGTCAAAGCTTAATCAGGCCATGGTTGTTGTAGCAACAGGGGTTATGCTGCCAGGGAAATATCAGCTCTCCCCTCCATTGCCTGACCTTTACACCTCCACTGGCATTGATACTGTTGCCGGAGTTGCCACATGTAACCTGACATCTGATTTCAATCGGGATGTAATCCAAGTCGTCAATTCAAATGGTGATAAGATCCCCATTGAGGGGTCGTTTAGGAAGTTTTTAAGCGATTACCCAGAGCAGCAAACAGGGTCTGTATTTAAGGCTGCTGTTATCGGAAATAAATTGGTTTACAGGGATGTCCCAGCTACTGCTGAGACTTTGACTGTCCATTATTACAAAACGCCAACAGCATTGGTTAATTATTCAGATACACCAAGCTGCTTACCAGCGTTACTTCATCGGCCATTGCTGGTTGGATATGTGTGCAAGGAAATTTTTAGCCAAATTGAGGATGGCATCGAAGGGCAGAAAACAAATACTGGATACTGGACTCAGGAGTTCCAGCAGGGCCTACTTGACCTTGACGTTCTTATTCCTCATGACGGTGATCCGATGTATGTTACAGACCTTGAGGACAGACTTTGAATCCAATTACTATCTTCCGGGGCACATCAGGGCTTAATACAGTTGACGACCCGGCCCGTATCACCATGGCCAAAAATGCCATATCTGATGTGGCAGAGCTGGTTAATATGATGATTGATCAGTCTGGGCGTCCTTCCAAGCGGGCCGGGCAAACCCTTATTGAGTCCGGACTTTTTCATTCCCTGTACTGCGACGGCGGGGATTGCTTTGTAGCCAAGGATCTGGATGCAGATACCGCCATTTATCAGGTTGGCAATGACGGCACTCTGGCTGGTATCAGGTCCGGATTGACAATTGGACAGAGAATAGCGTTCAAGCAATACGGGGCAAAGACTTATTACGCCAACGGCATGCAAACCGGAATCGTTGAGGATGGCGTGTCAAACGCATGGGAAACCGGTGAGTACCATGGCCCGGCCACTGATAGATCTTTCTCTATCCCAACCGGCATAACTCATTTAGAAATCCATTCAGGGCGCATGTTCGCATCAACCTGCAACGTGCTTTGGTGGTCTGAGCTTTTCCGGTTTGACTTGTTTGATCAGGCCAGGTCTTTAATCCAGTTCCACAGCGATATCAGGATGATTAAGTCTGTGCCCGGCGGACTGTATGTCTCAACTGAGCAGAATACCTATTTTCTGCCCGGCAATAATCCATCTGAGTTCCCCATGGTCAAGGTGGCAAGTTTCCCGGCTTTAGAGCGGTCGGATGCGATCGAATATATTGACGGCGGTGACATTGGGTTTGACCCGGGTCTTTGTGCTTTGTGGGCGAGCCCTGAAGGTGCTATTCTTGGTCTGCCGTCAGGTCAGATACTTAATTTGACAAAAAACAAAATTATTTATCCAGAAAACGTCCGTACAGGATTCGGTTGTTTGATGGGGTACAACTTTATTCACGGTGCCGTAAACAATTTAACAATTGATACGAATCTGAAAAACAAGGCATCATCTCAATATCTATATTTTGATGCAAATTCTATTGTGAAGTTTAATCATGGGTATTGGGCAGCCGGAGACAATGGGATTTACTCATTAGGTGCAGTTGATGTTACCAATAACGCTTATTTGTTAACTGCAACAATGGATTTTGGGATCAACAATGACAAACGCCTACGATATGTTTATCTGTCACTTGAATCCACAGGGAATCTTTCCTTAATTATTAACACAGAGAAGGTTTCTTCAAAGACATATACTGTAACCATTTCTGGTACGGGACAACAAGATATCCGTATCCCCATAAGCCGTGAATTATATGGTAGGTTCTGGACATTCAAAATATCTGGAACTTGTGATTTTTCGATAGACGAAATTAAAATTTTACCAATTGTGAGAAACCTTAAAGTATGATTTCATTATAAGGAAACATTATGGCATTACGACTTTCTACAGGCTTGAGGAACGCATTATTAGACAAAAAGGCAGAAGCAGCTAATTTAATTGTAGCCACTACCATTTCGTTTGAATCAGGGACCGGCACATATGGCCGAGACAGGATCCTTGATTCAGGTAATGGGCTTGGAGATTACATTCGTAGAGATACTGTTACAGTTTCTGGTTCAACATCAAATGACGGTAACTATGAAATATTGGCAGTTGCGAACGGATATCTTGAGATTGCGTCATCTTCTTTAACGAATGAATCAGCAGGAGATACAGTGGTCCTGGCCGGTGCCCGTGGAGGAGCTTTCGTCGATTTGTTCAGGAACTGCATTGTTGACGTATTCACAGGCTCTCAACCAGTAAGCGCAGATGCTACTGAAACTGGAAGCAAGCTTGTATCGATTACTTTATCAAGTGGGCCTTTTACCGGCGGTTCTGCTGATAATGGTATTAATTTTGGTGAAGTCGCTTCAGGCGTTTTGCACAAAGAAGCTGGTGAGGTTTGGTCAGGAGTAGGACTTGTCGCAGGATCTGCCGGTTGGTTCAGGTTCTATGCGAATGATTATGTTTTAGGAGCCAGTGTAACAGCTATTCGGATGGATGGAGGTGTGGCCACCAGCGGGTCTCAATTTAATTTGTCCAATACCTCCATAACAGTTGGCGGGACAACCACTGTAGATTCTGTTTCCTTGACACTCCCTGCAAGTTAATTGATAAACACATAAATAATCAATAAGGATAAACAAAATGGCAGTTGTAAGTACATATTCACATCAATTTATGCTTGAAACTCTTCGTAAAGAACATGATATCGAAGATGATACATTGAAAATAATTCTTTTGGGCTCTGCTTTCGCTTTTGATCCTGATACGCATTCAACATATGCGTCTGTGTCTGCTTCTGAAATAGCTAATGGCTATGGATATACCACTGGTGGAGATACTTTAACAAATGTCGCTGCATCAATCGATACCGTAAACAATAAAGTGGATATTGCCGCTGATAGCGTTACGTGGACAGCCACTGGAGGGGCTATTCCGACTGTTGGTTCTGCCATAGTTTATAACGATACTCATGCTTCTAAGACTGTTGTCATGTGTATTGATTTTGGAGCTGATTACGACACTCCTGATACTAAATTGTTCCAGATTAATTTTGCAGGTGGATTTGGTCAACTGGAAAACGCATAAGTATAATCTTATTGAGGTGGTATCATGGCAGCAATTCCATTACAATTTAATTTTGGATTCGGAGAATTAACTGAAGCTGAATATAAAATATTTCTTATTGAAGTAGCCTCTGAGGAAAAATTTGGTACCGCCTCTGCAACTATCGCTGTTCAGCCTGGTGGATGGGCAAAATCTTCTTCAGGATTTATTCAAAATAACACCGATGAACTTTTAGAACAAAATATTGTAGTCACGGTCACTGATGGCATTTTTGAACTTGAAGTTGGATGTCATAATTCAGTTCCTGTTGAAGTACCTGGATATCTTAATTTATTATCTTTTACACCAGATCCAGATACAGTTATCATTTTTCAAGACTCTTTCGCGTCTGCTGTTATAACTGAGATTGAATCTGATCCTGACACTTGGCAAATTCAAACTACATCAAATCATTGGCGCTTTATATGGGAGCCTATTGAAGAATCTATTCCAGTAGAAACTTATATCTCTTTCGATAATGGATATGAATTTACATTATCTGAATCCACAATGGCTTCTGAAAGACAAATTGCTATTTTGCCAGCCAAATATTTTGGAGATGAACCTTTATCAGAAACAACTAATATTGTTTTAGAAGTAGATACAGAGTTTATATCTCATGATTTAGAAATAAATGAACTTCCTTTTTATGGTTTTTGGGTGGTTGGAACAGACGCTTCTTTGTGGATTGATTTAAGACCTTCGAGTTATTTTGAAGCTGATCCTGCTCTTATAAAATATCCTGGTTTATCTGGTTGGTATCAATGGAGTCCTTATGATTTCATTGCTTTGGGGGAAGGAAAACATACTATAGATATAAGTCAATTTGATGAATATCTCGGTGGCGGTGTTGTGTCAATTATGTTTTCATCCTATTTAAAGCTTATTCCATGGTAGGATAAATAAAAATGGCTTCATATACCGCGAAAGTAAATAGTATTATTGTTTATGGCGAATCGTCTGCAATGCCGGTTCCAAGTATATCTTTTTCATCTCCTAATATAGTTGTAGATGGACATTCATCTATTGTAGTTATTCCAACAAAGATCCTTTTTAGTTCACCAAATGTAGAAATTATCTCCAGTCATAAACAAGTAATTTTTAATGATCTTGGGATTCTTGCTTTAGGTCCAGGCACAAGCATCACGCCTGGCGTATGGACTGTTGCAGCAAAAGGAGGGGCAGCTATTCTTGTTTCTCCTGCCAGACTTGTTTTCAATGACTCAAATATTCAGATGTATGGCCATAAGACTGTTGTATCAAATGATTCTGCAATATTAAATATTTCCGGTTCAAATGAAATTTTTGCAGGATCTGGGGACATTATATATCCATTACCAACTGGAATGAACTTATCTGCTTTTGCTAATATTGTTCTTGGTACAAGAATTACACCAGCACCCCCTAAATTAATTTTCTCTACTCAAGATATTATCCTTGTAGGCGATGTGCTTACCCAACCGTTCATGTCTATGTCTCTCCCTGGGTTTGAAATGGGCGGAGAAAGTGGAGGATTGATTGAAGCAGAAATTCCTGAAATTTCTTTAACTGGTGAATTGTTCTCTGAAAAGATTGCCTCATTGAATGGAAGTATGCCAAAACTTTCCTTGGAGGCAACATCAGGAGGATACATTGACCTGAATATTCCGGTGATTGAACAGTTAGATATTCAAGCCTCAACCCCAATTGTCGCTGAGCTTGATGCCAAAATACAAAGTCTTAATTTATTCATATCAGCTACACATGGCGGGAACAATAGTATTTCAATAGGTTTGCCTTCGTTACAGGCTTCATGTAAGGTTATTACAGGTGAGACAGCAAATATAATTTGTTCATTATCGATACCAAGTTTTACAGCCACAGGGTATACCGGCGAAGTGGCGGACATAACATGTTCCTTACCTATCTTAAAACATAGCATGTCAGGCAGTAAATCAGACCCTGGCGCAATGAGTCTTGAAATAGAGCCGTTAAAGCTTTCTATGGAATCAGGTCCCGTAGATGAAGGTATTATAAGACATGTCCGTGGGAAAATCAGATGATTGCTTATTATCATTGGAGCCACAGCTTTGATAAGAATTAATCCGAATAAAATTTTATGCGGCGGAGACACCAAACGAGCCAAAAATTTTATTGGTCCCGCGAACAGCCAAATGGAAATCTTAAAGCAGGAAATGAGTTTTCAAAAATTAAAACAAGGTGTCCGCCGGGTGTGGTTGGCTGACGGCGTTTATGTGGAATGCGTTAAGATTTTTAATTACCAGGCTTGTAAGATTTGGGTAGAACCTATGCCTTTGGAAGTTCTGGCAGAAATTATTGTTGAGAATATTTTAACTGTTGTTGTCTCATCTGAAAATGGTGACGAAGCAGTGGCTTGGGATATCACAAACGATACCATGCTCTTCGGGAAAAACACCTTTACTGAAATTTCAACCTTGCTTGCTGATTCGGATTTTTCTCCTCTTGTGCAGTTGCAACATTCATCAACGTTTGAAGAAAACACTCCTGGTTGGGGTTTAGTGGATCAACCAGGCAATATTCCAGATGCTATCATGGGCTTTGTTTGGATATTATCAGGCGGTTCAAACATCAATACGATAGGCCCTTATAACGAAGATGTGAATGACTGGAACTTTGATGCAATGTTAGATTTGGTCAATGGTTCCGGCAGCGTGTCGACTGAGTTTATGGGTCTTTATTTTAAAATATTACCCAATGCTTTTTACTCAACATCTTCAGAATGGGAAATTGGAGACTACATTACTTTTTCAACAACAAGGGCATCGGCTGAGATCACAAATATTTATAAACATAGTTCAGGTGGTTTTGATAATAGCAAAATAATTGGAGACGTTTTGGGTTCTATTACCGAGACCTGGACGGTTAAGATGGTCGAGGGGTCAAGTGGTGTTGGCCTGCATATCCATGTCTCTGGTGCAAGTGTTGGTGGGGTATATGATTCTGGAACAGAAGTGCTTGTTCAAAGGGCTTTTGAAGATAACAATATCGGCCTCAGTTACATTCCATGGGATGTTACATTATCATCTTTTAAATCCATTGAACTTCCTGAATACGATATCCATCCATCTGCTTATTCTTTTAAAAAGGATGACAGTTTTAGAAAAGAATCCTGGGAAACTGAATTCCAAACTATTTCAGGATATAGCTGGCCCACAGGTATGGGGTCTATAACAAGAGAGGCTATTTTTTATAATCCATTATTCGGTCCAGATTTTACTGATCTTATTCCGTATTCAGCACAAATGAAGGCATCTGTTACAAATCTTTACGATTCATTTATTGACGGTGACTGGTCTGAACCCGCATGGAGCGAAGACTCAGATGGAACGGTTGTCCAGGATCGCCCTGATTTGGCATGTAATAGGGCAAATATTTGTTCAACTCTCGGTGTAGGTGAATCATACATGCCTATTGATAGTGAAGATACAACACAGGTACTGGCCTGGGTGGTTTTTGATGCCTTTTGGTTCAATAGTTATGCCGGTGGCAGTGTCCCAATTAAAGCTGGCATTAACATTCAATACAGATTGAAAGAAATTCTTTCAGGGTCAGAGAAAGACCTTTTCGACTTGATTAATATCGAGAGGACAACGAGGGGGCTTGGGGCATTAATCCAAAATCACATATTACAAACAGCCGCAATCCGCCAGGCAAAAGACATGGCAGTAAACGCCATGAATGAACATATCGGCTCCGATGGATCAACTTATTACAGCCGGGCAGAGGATGCGGGATATTGCATAAACAGGCCAAAGCCGTATTGCTTGGTTGGAGAAAATATTGGGATGGCTACCTTAGACACGTTTGAACTTTCAGATTGGGTTCAAGCCTGGATGGATTCTCCCGGGCACAGAGAAAATATTTTATTCGAAGATTTCACTGAGACAGGGGTTTCAATCGCTTTTGGCGACAATGACTTTGTTTATTTTTGCCAAGTTTTTGGGGGGAAGCCAGGCGCATGGGGTGGATTTGGTGCGTTTGATACCACAAATCTTGAAAAGTATATCAACGACAATTTCACTTTCAGTGCAGATATGACAGACAACTTTTTAAAAGTTTATGCAACACAAAAAATAGATTCCAAGAATAAGGATTTATCATAATGACATATGCTTACGAATTGGTTTCAGGCCGATTTGATTCGGCTGAATCATATGCTCAAGACGCAATCGAAGAAGCAAAGAATTATAAGGACCAACTTGAAACCCTTTTACAGGAATTAGAGGTTCCGAGTGTTGAGGCCCTTGAAAATATTGAAACCCCGGGAATAACGCCTATTGATTATAATGCAAGGCCAAAATTTTCTGCTGCTTTAGAATCGTTCCCTGCATTTGACAATATATTCCCAAGCAGTCCTGTTTTAGCAACTGTTCCTGAAATTGATGTTTCTGTCCCAAGTGAAGATATTTCTTTTACCGAAATAAGTTATTTGGCTCCTGAAATCTCCGTTGGAAATGCCCCGACAGATAACACGAGTATTGAGTCCGTTGAAATACCGGATAAACCGGAAATGGTGTTCCCGGCCGCACCGAAATTAACCGATATCGCAATTCCTGACCCACCTAATATTACTTTACCTGTTTTTGACGCTGTATTATCTCCATTGGAGACCATCTCCACCCCCACAAATTTTCAATATTATGAAGGTGCGTATAATTCTGATATCAGAGTCGCTTTATTCACTAAAATATTATCCGATATTGAAAATGGAGGGACAGGCCTTTCTGTTGAAGTAGAGGCTGATATTTATACCCGTGGTACAGAGCGTCAAAGAGTAGAAAACGAACGCCTTTACCGGGAAATTGAAAACCAGTTTTCGGCCACAGGGATGCATTTACCATCCGGGGCATTTGCCGCAAGATTATTGGAAGTAAGCAATGAAATCTCCAGAAAAAATGATCAGCTTAACAGAGAAATAATCATCAATCAGGCCGAATTGGCGCAAAAAAACACACAATTCACCGTAGAGCAGGCTCGACAGATCGAAGCGTCCCTGATTGATTTTTTCCAGCGACAACAAGACAGATTGTTCGAAGCCGCAAAATCAGTGGCCTTGCAAGCCATCGAAGTTTTTAACGCTTTGGTTGCTAAGGAAAAATTAAAATTAGAACAATATCAGACAGAAGCATCTGTGTTTGAGACGAAGATCAGATCAGAATTGGCCGTTGTTGAAATTTATAAAGCTCAAATGGAAGGCATAAGAGTTAGTGCGGACGTTCAGCAAACACTTGTTAATATTTATGCCACAGAAGTTAAGGCTCTTGACACCCTGATCAGTTTGTATGCGACTGAAATGGAATCAACAAAAGTCAAGGTTGAGATTCAACAATTAAAAATTGATTTATTCAAAGCACAGACGGAAGTCTATGTTGCCGGGCTTGAAGCTGAAAAAATAAAAGCTGATATTTATGGAACTCAAGTTGAGAGTGAGAGGCATAGAGCCGAGGCTTATGGAGAAAGAGTAAGGGCCTATCAGACTAAAGTAGAAGCCAAAAAAGCAGAAATCGAAATTCAAAAGAGCATTGCAGCCAATGTGCTTCAAACAAACCAGCAAAAGATTGATGAATATCTCGCAAAAATTGATGGTTATAAGGCTGAGCTTTTAACTGAGACGCAGACGTCGGATATCCAAATCAGAGCTTTTGAATCAGAGGCGACAGCTTATACCGCAGAAATCAGAGCTCAAGAAATGCAATACTCCACCCAGATCTCAGAAATGAATGCGGCCATAGAGAAGGCAAAACTTGATGTTTCAAAAGGGGTTGCAATCATAGAAGCCGTAAAAACAGGTTACGTGGCGCTCAAAGAATTGCAGGCCAAAGGAACAGAGGGAATAATGAACGCCCATGCACAGCTTGCAGCGAGTGCCATGAATGCTGTTAATGCTTCTGCTAGCATGGGGTACTCTTCCAGTGATAGTGAGAGTGCAACGACGTCTGAAAACCACTATTACGAAGAAAAGAAATTATAAGCATTAGGAGGTGATAATATGGGTATGGCTGATGAAATAAGACGTAGAAGCAAGGAAAATGATCAGAAGCTTAGAAGCGATGACTGGAGCAAGCGGGTATATAACGATCCTACGAATCCAGCGAATAGGTATCGAATGTCTATGGAAGAAGATACTGTTAATCGCATGGCTGATGCTGAGAATAAAAGAAAGCTGGCACTCGTTGATAGAGAACAGGTCGGTCGGCTTGATGTTCAGAAAGTCGCGACCAGTGGTGACTTAAAGAAACAGGCTTTAGTAAATAGAGGCGACATGGACACCTGGAATGCCAAGCTTAGAGAAGGCGGAAGGCAGTTCGATGCAAGCCTTGGCTTTGATCAGAAGAATAAAGATCGTGATTTCGGCCTGCAAAGAGAAAAAGATAAGTTTGATCAGTTTGCAAAATTAAGAGGGCTGGACAGTCAAGATGATATGCTTGGGGGAGGTGATGGTGCGAAACCGAATCTTTCCCAGGATTGGTTTAAATACAGGGAAAGTTCATCCGGCCTGACAGATAAAGACATGGGCGTCTCAATAGCTCACACGCTGGCAACAGGAGGGAAATTGTCAGAGGCTCAGAGCGATTGGGCCAGGGCGCAGGCTGGTGGCGGGGCAGCATCGGCGAACGCCTCTTCAATGAGATATGATACGTTGACAAGGGAAGACGGGACAGTTGAACGTTATGACCAACGCGGAAACAGAGTTCCTTCTCAAGTGAATAATAATTCTGCTGCTCCTATTGGGAACAGTAAAGTACAGACCAATCCTCCCATAAAAAAGCGTAAAATGCCGACATACATCCCAGAGAATGCTATGCCAAGGCCATTCGGGGAATCTTTGATCCGCAGCAATATAGGTCACACCATTGGCATTGATAAGGCCCACAATATAGCAACAGGGTTTAACAGAGCAGCTTCCGGTGCATGGGACTTGTCAAAGAAGGCCGGGGACACAATAATAGAGCGAGGAATAAAGCCAGCAGTTAAGTGGGCTACACAGGAATATGACGATCCTTACCGAAAAAAGTAGACTTGATTCAATAAGAAAGTATAAAAACTAAGCCATTTATGGTATAAAATACTCCAAGCTCAAATAACTACCTACAGTTTTTTATGAATAAAAGGTGATCTTTTAATGCCATACCTCACACAAGAAGAAATAGACAGCGGGATTCTCGATAAATTCAAAAACTATGACCCGGCAGAAGTGAAAAAGCAGCATGAACTTGCTTGGAATAATTCACCAGGGTACCAGGATTTGTTTGAAGGGAAAGAACAATATGATCCAGGTAAGGTTGAATCTCCTTCTGGGGTTGTTCCTGACAGAGGTTTTGTAGGCGATGTGTCGTCAAATCTTGCCAGTGGAGCAGGTGATTTGGTGCGAATGGGTGGGTATGCTTTGAAGACTATCGATCCTGATGGAGGGATAGGGGTACTTGAAAAGGCCGGTGATAAAATGATCGGCGCTTCAAAATATGCTGAAAAGAATTTTGATATCATGAAGATGGATGAATCCGAAGCCGCCGGTGAAGGGTTTTTATCACGTGGATGGAAAGGCGGTGTTCGGAGCGCTGTACCATCTGTGTCACCTGTTGTGGCCGGTGGGTTGGCCGGTTCTGTATTTGGTCCAGTTGGTGCTTTGGTTGGAGCTGGTATTGGCACCCTTGGGCTATTCGGCTTTGGTGTATATGGAGAGAAGCGGCAAGAATATATTGATCAGGGCATTGAAGAGCCTGAAGCAGAGAAGGCAGCGTTTAAACAAGCTCTTATAGAAGGAGGTATTGAAACAGCAGGGTCATTGATTGGGCTTAAAATTTTTGGAGTGGACAAATTTATCACTCAGCCGCTTAAACAATCATTAAAAGAGTTGATCGAGACACCGCTCTCAACATGGGGTAAGAAGCTCGCAACAGACACTTTCCTGAATGAAATACCAACAGAAATGCTTCAAGAAGCGTTGGGCGCCCAGGTAGAAACAGGCCTTGGGTTGCAGGAAGAAGGGGCATGGAGGGAGGCAATGGTTGAGGCGATTGTCCCTGCTATGGTAATGAGTCTGGGCTTTGGTCTTGGGTCACAGGGCCTTACTATGGTAAATAAGCGCAACCTAAAAAATCAGATCAACAATATTGATGATCCAAAAGCAAGACTGAAAGCAGTCGAAGCGATTGAGAAAGGAATCCTGGAGCATGAGGCTGGAGGAGATGATACTGGCATCACAAAGAACGCTGAGGCATGGTCAGCAATGGCCATGGACAGAATCGAAGAAGGGAAACCAATTGAGTTAAACACTGATTTTGTTGCGTATGCTACGAATGGTGAAGACGCCATTGGCGCTATGAGAGGCCGAGTAGGCGAAGGAATGGCTATTGAATACCGGGATAAGTTGACGAAGAGAATAAATAATCTTTCCATGTTTAGGTCTTTGACCCCTCGTCAAAAAGAAATACGTGAACAATACCTCATCGAGCTTGCCAATGTTGATAAAGAGATTGCTTCGCAGCAGCAAAACAAAACAAAGACAACAGACCCTGCACAACAAGCATCGCAGAATATAATAGGGCCAGAATCAGATCAATTTGAGCAGTTTCAGGAGGGAATCAGGGATCAGAAAATTGGCGAGTTTGAGCAGAATTTGAAGCAGGCCCAAACTGATATCACGGAGTACCCAGACCGGCCACCGATCCAGCCTGATATAGAATCACTTCGCAAAGAATGGGAAGAGAGGAAAGCCAAGTCAGAAACAAATGCCCAGGCCCCGGCCACATCCAGACGCCAGCTTATTGCAGATGAATCAAACACCTTTGATGATTTCCTTTATAATATCCAGTCAGACACATTTGAAAACAACCTGAGAAGCGCCCAAGCTGATATTCAACAACCACAGCAACAGGCACCGATCCAGCCGGACGTTGAAGCTTTGCGTCGTGAGTATGAAAATAAACAGGCGCCCCGGGAAACAGACTCTAAACTATCCACACCCCAAGGCATGTTATATTCCCAGCAGCAACAGCCTGTCGCAGGACCAATGCCAGAGAGTGGACAACAAGCAGCTAAACCGGAAATTGAACCGGCCCCTGGCATGGGCCTAAAAGACAAAGGCCAGCAATCATTCGTCGATCAAAGAATCCAGAAACTTGGCTCAATTGATGCTGTAGATAAAGCTTATGGCCGTGATGATAACGTGAGCCAGTATGCCCGGGCAAAGGCGCGTGAGGTATTTGGGCAGAATGTTAATGAAACGATACCTTCCGAACCATCCAAAAAAGGAATGTCTTTTGATGAGTTTGAAAAAGAGTATCGTGCTGCATTCAAGGATATGTCTAAGTATGGAGCAGATCAGGTAGGAGCTGAGCATTTCGCTGCAAAAATGGCTGCGCTTGCTGATGCACATCCGGATTGGGCGGATATGGTGGAGAACAACCAACCAGTGCAACCCAACGAGATGGTTGATGGTGGCACACAAACGCAAGCCAGCGATGTAACAAGCAGGCCGTCGTCACAGCAAACAAGCGCACCCATATTGGGTATTCAACCAACCATCAAGGAAAACTTAACAGTTGCTCCGGGCCAATCCGTAACCTGGAAGGACAAAAAAGGCAAAGTTCTATCCGGGAAAGTTGTCAAGAAACAAAGCGAGGCAGGTCACGCGTGGCAGGTTATAAAACCAGATGGTAAGAAAACTTTTGTCCATGAGAAAAATTTTTATGTTGTTGATAAAGGTGCTTCTGTTGAATCCGGATCTGCAAAGAAGATGGTTCACGACCACAGCAGTACCCAGGTAAATATGCCTGCCAAAGAAGCGGGAGAAATTCTTGATTTTGCCTCAAGAGTTCCAGATTCAGAGATTTATACAGACCCGAACGATTCATCATATGGCCGAGAGAAAGAACCGCATATAACGGTTAAATACGGGCTCGCAACCAATGACCCAAATGATGTTTCATCAATCATCAAGGATCATCCCCCCATTACTGCAAAAATGGGGAAGGTCTCTATCTTTGAGAATGAAAAATATGATGTGGTCAAAGTGGATATTGACAGCCCCGAACTTCGCGCCCTGAACAAGAAAATCGAACAGGATGCGGAGATATCTTTGCCCAAGAGTGGAACTTACGACTATACCCCACATGCGACCATTGCTTATGTGAAGCCTGGTGAGGGGAAGAAGTATGTCGGGGATAAAACCTTTGATGGTAAAGAAATTACCTTTGACTCCCTGATGGTTTCCACCCGGGACGGGAAACTGCATAAAATCCCATTGAGCGATAGAGGATCACAAAGCTCGAAAAACGATCCACAAAGCGGTTTGCCGTCAACCGGTGATCCACAAACCTTTGCCAAGTATGACATCCCTTCTAATACGCTGAAAAAAGCCAAGGAAGAGGCTAAAAGAGCAGACGCGACAAGACTTGTGTATCAACACCAAAACCATAAGCATTGGATTGTCTCCTCTCGTGGGCCTGGTGAAACGCATTCAGGTAAAATTTATAGTGTTATGCCAAATGGGTCAGTCGATATTTGGAGAGACGGGATTGAAAAGTCTTTGGATCCTAAACAGGAAGCCGGAACCACAAGAAAACAACCTTGGGAAATGAATCTGCTTGAATACGTGAAAAGCAGGCTACCTGCCAGCCAGGCCGAACAGATCACCGACTCGAAACATGTCAAGTCTTTTTCTGCGCAGCACCGGAGCGAGGTCAAGACCGCGATAGACCGTGGCGAACGTGTACCCAAAAGAGTACTCGAAGACCATCCATACCTTGCAAGGCAGTATGACGACCAGGTGGCTAAATGGGAAATGATCAAGAGTACAGGCATGGACTGGATTAGATATGTCCCGGTTGAAAAGTCAAGTGATAACGATACCACAGCCCTCCACGAGTCATCCCAACCAGTCCAAACAGTAACCAATCAGGTTATACCAAAATCAGACTCTAATCTTAAAACAATAGATGAACTTTCAGATGCACATCCGGATGGGGCAGAGATGGTTGAGAATAACATCCGACCCTCATCTATCGAACAAAAACAGCCGAATACTGATAATGATATCGGTAGCGGGTTGATAGAAAAATTTGTCAACAAACGCATTGAATCAGAAATAAAATCAGGCAAAGAACGTGGCAAGACCGCAACCGCTGAAGAAATTTCAACATATAAAAACTCCCTCACAGATCAGACTCAAAAGTTTGTGAAGGCAATCAGGGATAAAGAGTTCTCTTTATTAAAAGACCGTTTGCACAGAGGGAATCCAGACTCTTTAAAATTGTTCACCGAGCTGACCGGGTTATCAACCAAAACCCAAAAAGAAACAGATGAGAGTATCCGTTCTCTTGACCCGGGAAAATACGACGCATGGATAAACGATAAGAAAACTGCTTATGAAGCGAAGGCAAAAGAAAAAGAAGCCGCGGCACAAGCGAAAGCCGAAAAGGATATGCTTTCCACCCATGTCCAATACAATGGGGAACGGATGTCATGGGGAAAGTATATCAAGACTCTTCTGAAGAATGGATTTACCTCTATTGAAAAAAAAGAGAACGGGCCTTTCAAATCATTGAAATTGCTTAAGCATGGTGGCGATGACGGCAGGACATTCAGCAGTGAAACATTCAAGAAAAAAGCGGAAATCGAATACATTGAAAAGATTGCTGACGCATATATAGAGAAAGAAATTGCCGAGGACATTGCCTCCGAGGATAAAGACCGGGCAGAAAATCCGGATAAATATATTTCCAAAGAACAAGAGGAACACCTGTTTGGGAAGAAGCCAGAGCCCGCAGGAACCGGAAAAGAAGGTAATAAACCAGCGACATTAAAAGATATCACCGAATCTAAATTACAAGTCGGAGATACTGTCCAATTTAAAAAGGCTTCACGCAGTCATAGTGTTGAAAACGCACATGTCATTGATGATATCTTGTCGAATGGTAAGATCGTTTTAGTTGGGAATAACAATCTCCCCTATCAACATGAATTTCATCGTGATGATTTTGAAAAAATAAAACCATCTAACTCAGAATCAACACCTGAGCCAACAGCCACAATAGAGGAGGTAAATGATGATCGGTCCAAAGAAGACGCCTACCGACCAGGAATACAAAACCTGGATCAAGAAGATGGTGAAACGGTTCCAGGAGGACGAGACGGAGTGCTGGCCGGCAATGTCGAGCCCGAAACAACAGGATATGATAACGTTCTGGGAATATCATCGCCCGAAGATGTACGCGGACCTGAAAAGCCAGGGTCTGTTAAAGGAGACGGCATACGTCCTGGAATGCAAGATGATGGAGGAGTGGGACGCACTGAGAGCAGCCGGGATGAACAGTTCGGACGCGAAGTTGCAAGCGGAACAGGACTGGATGATAATGGACCCGGAGGATTGGGACGAACCGGAGGAGCAGGAATACCCGGAGAGCCCGACAGAGTATTAGAAAACTATCACATTGAAGATCCAGAGGCGTTAATCGGCGGCACCCCTAAAGTAAGATTCAAGAAAAATAAAAAGGCCATTGAGGTTTTCAATGATGTCTCCAATGAAGGCCGCCGCCCAACAGCAGAAGAACGCGACGCCATGGCATCCTATATCGGATGGGGCTCTTTTGGCCAGGAGTTATTCCAGGGTACGTTTGAAAACCCAACCTATAAAGACGGCTGGGCCAACGAAGGCGAATGGCTAAGATCGCATCGAAGGCGAATGGCTAAGATCGCATCTTGGCAAGTCTGCCTGGGAATCCGCACAAGCATCAATCATCAATGCCCATTATACCGACCCACCAACCGTATCGGCTATCTGGGACATTGTTAAGCAACTCGGGTTTAACGGTGGCCGTGTCCTTGAGCCTTCCATGGGGATTGGCAATTTCTTTGGGTTGATGCCAAAGGGCTTAAAATCAAACAGCGACTTGACCGGGATTGAACTGGATGAAACCACTTCAGGTATGGCAAAAATGTTATACCCGGAGGCGAACATCCAGCAAATGGGATACCAGGACAGTAAGACCGCAGATGGGTTTTATGACCTGGTGTTGGGCAACTGGCCGTTTGCAGCACAAGGCCCGGCAGATCGACGATACAACAAATATCATTTGACGCTGCATGACTACTTTTTCATAAAAGCCCTGGATCAGGTCCGGGAGGGCGGGCTTGTTGTCGGGATCACCGCCTCGGGCACCATGGACAAGGTGGGGAAAATAGCCCGACGCCAAATGGAAAAACGTGCGGACCTTGTTGCCGCCTTCCGTATGCCTGCCGGTGCGTTCCAGAAATATGCCGGGACAAAGGTCGTGGCCGACGTAATCATCCTCAAAAAACGGGCAAATGGCTCAACAGTAAATCATGACGCGGCCTGGCTTGACAACACCGTCCTTGGTAAATCAGCTGACGGAAAAGAGATCAAAGTAAACGAATACTGGACCCACAGGCCCGAAAACGTTCTCGGTAACATGACCATCGGCCACGGCACAACACAAGGCCGGGAGGGCATGATTGTTGAGCGCAAACATGGATATGAAGATGTATTGAGCAGCTTGGCAGAGCGCCTTCCGAAAAATATTATTACAAAACGTGGGCAAATTGACCATGTCAAATATATCACGAACAACACCACCGAGCGACAGAACAGTGTCACCATAAAAGACAACGGGCTCTACATCGTCAGGGGCGAACGGCTGGCAAGGCTTGACGATACATTAAAGTACAGCGTTAAAGATGAGAAAGAAACAGCGGCTCGTGAAGCCGAATTAAAATCCATGGTCAGAATCCGGGAGCGATACGGGAAACTACTTGACGCTGAACGCAACGGTGAAAAGACAGCAGAGAACCACAGGGCCATATTAAATCAGCTTTATAAAGCCTTCGTTAAAAAATACGGCAACATGAATGGTTCGTTTGCATTACAGCACTTTGTACGGGCAGGCGATCCGATGGCTCCTGCCATGGCCGCCCTGGAAAAAAACACCGGGACAAAAGAAAACCCCGTTTATGAACCGGCAAAGATATTCACCCAATCCACCCAGCGTCAAAAGGCCGAAATAAAGAACCCTTCTATATCCGATGCCTTTGTCATGACCCGGAATGAGGTTGCTCGGGTTGTTGACATTGAATCCATTGCAGAAAAAGCCGGAACAACGCCCGAGGCGGTCAAGGCTGAACTGATCAAAAAAGATGCTGTGTTTGAAACGCCTGCCGGAACGTTTGAGGTGAAAGATATCTACTTGTCCGGGAATGTGCGCGAAAAGCTAAGGGAGGCCAAAGCTGCAAAGGAAGACGGTCTTGATATGGACAGAAATATCAAGGCCCTGGAGGCCGTAATCCCGGACGATATCCCGTATTTTAATATCGAGGCAACCATGGGTGCAGCATGGATACCATCTGAAACATACAAGCAGTTTATAACTGAGACTGCAAACCTGCCAGATGCCAATGGTATTCATATCACGCCGTCGAATAATGGGTGGATCGTCAAGTTTGATGACGCCGGGCAGATTGATGGCCGCCAGGAAGTTAAAACCATTTGGTCAACACCCGGAGCCAGCTTCACAAAGATACTTAGATCAGCATTTACCGGACAGGTAATTACCATCAAAACAAAGGATGAGGATGGCAAAGAGTATGTTGACAAGGAAATGTCTACAGCGGCAAATGAAAAAGTGGGCGCCTTACGCGAGGCGTTAAAAGATTGGATTTGGAAAGATGTTGACCGGCGGGTGGACCTGGAGCAGCATTATAATGAAACCATGAACGCCTGGGCCACCCCTGCTTATGATGGTTCCTTTCTATCCTTTGACGGCATGATGTTGCAAAAAGGAGAGTCTGAGTTTAACCTGCGGAAACACCAGGTCAATGCTATATGGCGCGGTGTTGCCAATGGCCGGGGGTTGTATGCACATGAGGTCGGAACTGGCAAGACGTTCACGATTGGCGGTATTGCGGTTGAGTCCAGGCGTTACGGCCTGGCTAAAAAGCCGTTGATTCTTGGCCACAATGCAAACAGCGCCAGCGTTGCCGATGACATTCAAAGCATGTATCCGGGTGCAAAGGTTTTGTATATTGATAACCTAACGCCGAAAACAATTGATCAAAAATTGTATCAGATCGCCAATGATGATTGGGATGCCGTTGTCCTACCGCACTCTTTACTGGATCGCTTGACGCTTTCCAGAGAAACACTGGACCGCCTGGCCCAGGATGAAATCATGTCCCTGGAGGAAGAAGCCATAGCGTCAGCCGCAGAAGAAGGGTTTGACATTGAGAAAATACTGGATGATGAAGAAGCGTTAAGGAAAATCCGTGGCGCCACAACGGCAAAGGAAATGGTAAAGCAGCGGAACCGGATCATTCAGAATATTGAAAAACAGGCCCAGGCCGCAAGCCGGGAAGGCGCGATTCCATTTGAATCACTTGGTATTGATATGCTTATCGTTGACGAGGTTCACGAATTTAAAAAGCCGCCACTGTCCACCAAGATGAAAGTGAAGGGGTTAAACACTACAGCATCAGGGCGCAGTATCGGGCTTAATTTCTTGGCATCCTATATCAAAGAACAGAACAACGGCAAAGGGGTTCATATTTTCACAGGAACGCCGATCACAAACACGTTGAACGAAATATACAATCACATGCGATATGTCATGTCGAGCGAAATGGAAAAGGCCGACGTGCTGTCCTGGGATTCCTGGTTCAATACCTTCGCTTCTGTTGAATCCGACATTGAACGGACATCGAGCGGGGAGTACGAAATGGTCTCAAGGCTATCAGGCTTTCACAATGTGTCCGAGCTTCGGAAATTTGCCGGGCAATATATGGATATTGTGTTTGCTGAAGATATGCCAGAGTTCGTGCCAAGAACAACCAAAAGCGGAAAGGATTTGCACAGCAATGACTTAACCGACGCAGAGCGGGAAGAACTGGTTAATGGCAGGGTAGATGAAGGCAGCCCATCCGGCAGACCGTATAAAAAGCTGGTGAACGAAGTCGCGGATATGTCCGAAGAACAGCGTGGTATCCTTCAAACGCTTGTTGCCCGCGCCAAGTCATATAAGGAGGCTTCCGGAAAAGAGCGCATGGAAATCAGGCTCTCCGGAGATCCCCGCAATCCGGTAATCATTGAAACAGATGCGGCCAAGGCCGGGTTTGATCCAAGACTATACGACAAGGAGTTGTCCGACCACCCACAGAATAAAATTAATAGGTGTGTCAACAATGTGTTGAAACATTACCAGGAGCATGAAAAAGCCAGCCAGGTTATTTTCATGGAGAAGGGCTACAACGATCAGGCAACCCGGTCAAAACGTGATGATGCCGGAGAGAAGGCCTCTTTCAAGGTGGATACATTCAACCAGGTCAAAACGGGATGGTGCCGGAGAGAAGGCCACTTTCAAGGTGGATACATTCAATGCAGCTCAAGATTTGAAGAGAAAACTTATCGAAGGGGGCATACCGGCAGGACAGATCGCCATTGTCAATGGGTCGGTTGACAAAAAGAAACGCATGGAAATTGCCAACAAGGTCAATTCAGGTGAGGTCCGGGTGGTGATTGGGCTCACCTCGACTCTGGGTACCGGGACGAATATGCAGGAAAATTTAAGGGCAATGCACCACCTTGACGCCCCATGGATGCCGGGTGAATTGGAACAGCGTAATGGCAGGGGGCATCGTCAGGGGAACCGGTGGAACACCGTCCTTGAATATCGCTATATCACGGAAAGCATAGACGCCAGGCGCTGGCAGGTATTGGCCAAGAAACAAAAAATGATCACTGATTTTTTGAAGGCCAAAGAGGGAGTCCGGTCCATTGAAGGGGATGCCGTTGACCTGGGCAGCAGTGATTTGGATGAGATCAACTCTTCATTTTCCGAAGCAGCCGGGGATGCCAGGATTTTAATCCGTGAAAAGTTGAAAAAAGATATTGAGAAGCTGGAAAGGAAAGAACGAACACATAGCCAGGGGGTTGTTGATGCAAAGAACAGGATAAAGGATATCGAAGGAAGGAGGCTGCCAAATCTTAAAGACAAGGCCAATGGCCTGAAATCCGATATCGAGCATTATCAATCCGCATCAAAAGAACCGTGGGCTATTACGATTTACGGCAAAAAATATACCAAGCGGCAGGAAGCCAATGTGGCATTTGAAAAACTGTCGTTGAAGTTATCCACCCGTAATCTGCGTATTTCAGACAAGAAAAAGATTGGTGCGTATCGCGGGTTTAATCTCATGGTGTCCGGGTCAGTTGGGAATGGGAATACATACTCCATGGCGCGAGACTTGTCATATCCGATAAAACCTTCGACAGGTAGTATTGATTTTTTAACGAGAAGCTTCCCAAGCATGTTGGATAATACCATGGGGCAGGTTGAAGAAGAGACCAGCGCCTTGGATAAATTCAAACAAGTTGCCAAAGAGCCATTTGCCCAGGAAAAGGCATTGCAGAGCAAAAAAGACTCGTTGGACCAGCTTGAACGGGATCTGGAAAGCAACCCGGATGCCCCTCCGTCATGGTTGGCCCAGGGCGCACCGGTTGGCACTGATGTTTATTATAAGGGCGAGAAATGGGAGGTGGACGGGCACCGTAAGGGCGAACACGGGCATTATGTCATTATCAAGCAGGGCGAGAACCAGGAAGTTGTTGATTACCTGGAGGTTATGGATGAGAATAACATGCCTGTTTATGAAACTCTTGACGGGGACTCTGGCGCAAAATATTCCACAAGCACAGATGC